GCCAGGGGGTGACCGTCAGCCGGTTGACGGGTGGGGTGAGCGCGGAGGTAGACCTGTACGTGCTCGACGATGGCCGGCGGGTGGTTCGCAAGAAAGGTCCGAAGTGGAATGACGAGCTGGACAGCCGACGGGAAGCCGACGCCGATCAGCTCTACTCGTTGACCGCCCGGTCGCTCGATGCTCGGGTGCCACGGGTCTACCGGGACGCGCCGGACGTGGTCTGGATGGACTACGAGCATGGCCGCACGTACGCCGAGCTGATCCACGACGATCGGACACTGTGGACAGAGCGGCACGATCAGATTCTCGACACGAAACCCGTTCAGCGGGTCGGACTCATGGACTCACTAGCCGCGAACTCCGACCGCAACACGGGTAACCAGTTCCTGACCGACACGGGGGAGTATGTCGGGCTCGATCACTCGTTCGCCTGGGGTGGGGCCGAGACGAACGGGTTGGATCTCGGGTTGTTCGGTCCGAATGGACTCGGCAGCGTCGGCGCGATACCGGCTCGCTCGTTCGTCGTGCGAGGGCACGATGAGCGGTTGGACATCACCACGAATTCGTGGATCGATAACCCATTGACCGCCGATGATGTGTCAGAGATACGACAGCGGTTGGTTTCACTGCGTGCCGATTTCGACAAACTGGACCGCGGTTACTGGCTGGACTACTCGTTGTCGATGCTCGACGAGCTGGCCGAGCACGCGACCGGGAAGGGGTCGGGTCTCTATGGCTGAGCCGATGGTGCTGGAGCTGCGCGTCGTAGATCAAGACGCGGCGGTCGGTCGCAAGCTTGGCGAGCTGCGCCGGACCGAGAGCGGCCGGGTGTCCAGCCAGGGTGACGTGGCCGAATCGATCCTGCTCCGGGTGATGCGTGCGGTCGCGGTTGACCGGACGGAAGCGTTCGACCTGCTCGCGGTCAACGGCTGGAGCAACGGTCATCTTGTCCTGGTTGCCGGGTAGAGGTGCTACCCTGCGATGCCATGAGGCGCCGCGTTTCGCGCATGCTGAACAGAAAGACGCTGCCCGACCGGGCGCTACGGGTTGCCCGGCCGCGCGCCGAGCTGCGCGCCGGCCGTACCGACTGGTACCGAATCGTCAACGCGACCGCTCCCCAGGCCGAGATCTACATCTACAACGAGATTGGTTGGTTCGGTACCACGGCTGACGATTTCGTCAAGGAGCTGCGCGCCATCACCGCGGCCGGGATCGACCTGCACATCAACTCTCCGGGTGGGGAGATCTTCGACGGCATCGCGATCTACAACTGCCTGCTGGCGCACCCGGCCGCGGTGACCACGTACGTCGACTCGCTCGCGGCTTCGATCGCTTCGGTCATCGCGATGGCCGGCGACAAGATCATCATGGGTCGGAATTCGCAAATGATGATCCATGACGGGATGGGGCTGTGCGTCGGCAACGCCGAGGACATGCGCCGGATGGCTGACGATCTCGATGTGCAGTCGGCCAACATCGCCAGCGTGTACGCCGATCGAGCGGGTGGAACGGTCGACGAGTGGCGCGAACGGATGCGCGCCGAGACGTGGTACTCCGCGGACGAAGCGGTCAGTGCCGGCCTGGCGGACGAGGTGGTTGCGTTGCGGCCCGGTCCGGCACCGGAGAACAACTGGGACCTCTCGGTCTTCCAGTACGCTGGCCGGGATCGGGCTCCGGCTCCCGTGGCGAGTGCTCCGCAGCCGCGCGAGCCCGTGAGTGTTCCGGCGCCGGCCGCACCCGCACTCCCCATGCGATCGGCGCCGGAACCTGTGTCTGCGCCGCTGATCGCGTTCAGCCCTGACGACTTCCGGGGCATTTTCGAAGACCTGCGCCGAGACGCGCCGGCCCTGCCCGATCCCGTACCCGAGCCGGTACCGGTACCCGTGACGACCGGTCTTCCGTTCGACATGGTCGACGTTCGCTCGGCCGTCCTCGACAGTCTTCGGTCGGCCAGTCGGCCTGCCGAGCCCGACAACGCCCCCGAAAGGGAGGGACAGTGAGCAATCGATCTCACATGATGAGCAGGGGCGTACGTCACCGGCTCGCGCAACTCGGTTTCGACGCTTACCGCAAGCAGGCCATGTTCAACCGCGCGGCGCCTCCGACCAACGCACCCGATCCGGACACCCTGACCATTCCGAACGACCCGCGCGAACTGGAGGAGATGCTCTCCGACCCGGCCAAGCTGCAGAAGGTGTTCAGCAATCGCGAGACCGCGACCCAGTTCATCCGCAACTACGCGGGTGGGGTCATGCGCAACCAGGCCGACATCATGCAAGAGGTCCGTGTCGAGGCACAGCGGTTCATGGCTCAGTGGCTGACCGAGAACCAGCCGGATGCGGTACGCCGGCTGAACCTCGATCTCGCTCAGCGGGTCAGCCCGACCGACCGGATGCACGGCGACAAGGCCAAGCGCGCCGGGCTGTACAACAGTCGGGCGATGGGTGCCTCGATCGATGGCATGTTCGAGACGAGCGGCGACTACTTCAAGGCGATCTGGCACAATACGCCCAAAGATGTCGAGCTGCAGACCAAGCTGCGCACCCTGCGCAACGCGTTCTCCTCCACGATCCCGTCCGAGGGCGGTTTCCTGATCCCCGAGACGCTGCGCTCCGAACTGCTCCGGGTAGCGCTGGAGAACGCGATCGTGCGGTCGCGCGCGCGGGTCATCCCGATGGAGTCGTTGCGGGTGCCGTTCCCGGCCGTCGATTCGACCAGCAACGTGTCTTCGGTGTACGGCGGCATCGTCGCCTACTGGACCGAAGAGGCCGCGGCGCTGACCGCCAGCTCGGCCACGTTCGGCCGGGTCGTGCTGGATGCCAAGAAGTTGACCGCGTACACCGAGGTCCCGAGCGAGCTGATCAGCGACTCGATCACCTCGTTCACGGCGTACCTGGACATGCTCTTCCCGGAGGCGCTCGGTTTCTACGAAGACGACGCGTTCATCAGCGGGACCGGCGTGGGCGAGCCGCTCGGCTACCTGAACGGCTCGGCCATGATCTCGGTGACCAAGGAAGTCGGGCAGGTCGCCAGCACGATTGTCTGGGAGAACATCGTCAAGATGTACTCGCGGATGCTGCCGTCCTCGCTCGGCCGGGCGGTCTGGGTTGCCTCGATCAACACATTCCCCGAGCTGGCCACGATGGCGCTCACGGTCGGCACCGGCGGTTCGGCGATCTGGTTGAACAACGGTGTCGAGGGTCCGCCCGTGAGCATCCTCGGCCGGCCGGTGCTGTTCACCGAGAAGGTCCCGCCGCTGGGCACCGCGGGAGATCTGTCCTTCGTGGACTTCGGTTACTACCTGATCGGTGACCGGCAGGCCATGAGCGCCATGTCGTCCGAGCACTTCAAGTTTGGCAACGACATGACCGCGTACCGGATCATCGAGCGGGTCGATGGACGGCCGTGGCTGCAGAGCGCGATCACCCCCAAGAACAACGGTCCGACGCTCAGTCCGTTCGTACAGATCGAGACACGCGCGTAATTACAAGAACCTCCGCGGTACCGGGGCTGCAGCGTCGGGAAGCGGATGGTCGTCATGGGCGCAGGCGCGCAGCGAGGGATCGGGAGACCGGACCGCGCAGGGGATCGGATCGTTACCGGTCGTGACACGCTCTACGCCGTACCCGGACGGTCCGGGAGTAGGCGGAACCGCGCTGGCATTCGAACCCCGGCCGGAGAGGACGAGATATGTGGGCTCTGGGTAGGTTGTTCAACATCCTGCCGGTTGCCGATGACGTGTACGTCGACCTGAAGTCGTGCGCCGGCGTGACGTTCGTCGGCGTGAACGCCGCGGGCGACACGTGGACGCTGACCGAGGCCAAGGATGCGGCCGGTACCGGTGCGCAGGTTCTGGCGACCATGACGCAGTATTACGTCAGCGCGACCAACGGGGCGGTCTGGCAGAAGCTGACGCAGGCCGCGGGCTCTACGATCGTGACCACGGCGGCGCAAGACGTGCTCGTGGTCGAGATCGAGGGGGTCGAACTCTCGGCGCTCTACGACTGGGTCAAGCTGACCAGCACGGGCGCCGGACTGGTGTACGCCATCACGCGGGACCTCGCCATCCAGCGGGCACCGCAGAACCTCCCGGCGATGGTGTGACGTGAGCGTCTACAACGATGCCGCCGCGTTCCGCAAGAGCGCGTTCGGCTCCCTGGTCAGCAAGGCGTACACGCCCCTGGCCGTCGAAACCAAGGTGCTGTTCAACGTCTCCGACCTGTGCATCATCACCGCGATCTTCGGTGTGGTGACTACCAGGATCAGCGTTGCCGGCACGTCCAAGCTGCAGTTCAACCCGACCTTGGCCAGCGCGGTCACAACCGACCTGGTCGCCGCGACCGACTTGGGTACGACCGACACGGAGGTGGGCTCACTGCTCAGTTTCGACGGCATCCGGGCGTCCTCGATCCAGTACGTCGGGGCGGCCGGCGGAGGCGGAGTGCCGATGCTCCAGCGGCCGATCGCGGTACCGGCCGGCGCCATCGAGCAGGTCAACGCGACCGGTGCCGATGGTGGTATTACCTGGTATCTCACCTACGTCGCCGTGACCGACGGCGCGACCATCGCGGCGGCCTGACATGCCCAAGATCACTAGGTATGGTGGGCCGAGCATCGAGGGTCCACGTTGGGAGGGCACCGAGCCACTTCCGGCGGCCGAGTCCGAGCAGGTGGAGGAGGTGGGTGAGCCATCGGATGGCAACAGCTCATCGACATTGCCCGAGAGGCCGCTGACGAATGGCGAGCCGAACGAAGCAGACCCCCAGTCGCCTGTCCCAACGACGGAGAGCCTCTCCGGGCCGGACCAGCCGGCGTCCTCTTCTGTCCCTTCGACGGATGGCAGTACCCCCGAGACTGGATCCGACCAGCCTGAACAGCCGAGCTGAACCATGCCCGGCCCGTCGCTACGGATCGACGCCGTCTCGTACGACCCGAACGAGGGGCCGGCCGGCTGGTTCACCGCGGCGCCCCGTGGCGGCTCGACCGACCATCCCGCGCTCGGCGTATCGCAAGATGCGACCGCCGGGCGTGGGGAGGCGCTGCGGATCTTCTCCCGTAACACGGCCGTACCGGTGCTCACGGCGCGCGGTGGTGGGGTGCTGCTCGACCTGCGCAACAGCGCCGGCACGACGGTTTTTGCGGTCGGCCAGGACGGCGGGCAGACCGGAATCGGCCGGGAGCTGTTCGACGACCTGACCGGTGACCATGCCGGCGTGGTGTCCAGCACGGTGTTGGTGCACAGTGGCCTGGCGCTCACGCTGGACGTCAGCTCGACGTGGCTGGTCGAGTCGATGGTGGTCTACACGGGCGTGACCACCGGAGATATCAAGTTCGGCTGGACGGTGCCGGCCGGCGCTACGGGTACATGGGTACCGGGTGGCATCACCAGCGCAGCGAGCGGCTCGACCGGCGCGGTCAGCCTGGGATCCAAGACCCTGGCCGAGACGGCGATCGTGGGCGCGGTGGACGCGGTCACGCCGCTGGTCGCCATGATCCGGGGTATCGTCCGGATGGGCGTCACGGCCGGCGCCGTGGAGCTCGACTACGCACAGGGCACATCCGACCCGACTGCCACGATCATGAAAGCCGACAGTTGGTTCCGCGCGAAGAGGGTTGCATAACTTAATATCACAGCTCGGACCCGGGGCGTGAGCCCCTAGGCCAGGAAGCAAGGCGAGGGTATGGGCATTTGGTATACTACCCGGGAGAAGGTCAAGGCCCGGTTGGACATCAGCGCGACCGCGCGCATAGACGCGCTGGTTGACGACGCGATCGACGCTGCAAGTGCACCGATCGAAGGGTGCTTGCACCGACGGTTCTATCCCGAGCTCGCGACCCGCTATTTCGACTGGCCGAACTACCAGTACGCGCGTACGTTCCGGCTCTGGCTGGAGTCCAGCGAGGCAATTTCCCTCAGCCAACTTGTCTCCGGCGGGGTGACGATCCTGGCCTCGGACTACTTCCTGCGCCGTAGCGATGGGCTCGACGAACCGCCGTACGACTCGATCGAGATCGACCTGGCGAGCTCGGCCGCATTCGGCTCGGGCAGTACTCACCAGCGCAGCATTGCCGCGACCGGGCTGTTCGGGTTCGACGACACCTCGGCGCCGGCTGGCGCCCTTGCGGAAGCGCTGGACTCTTCGGAAACCGCGGTCGACGTGACCAATGCGGCGCTGGTCGGCGTGGGCAACATCGTCAAGTGTGAGAGCGAGCGCATGATCGTGACCGATCGCGCGCAGCTCGATACCGGGCAGGATCTGATCGGCACCATCGCCGCGGACAAGGCCGTGGTGTCCCTGACCGTGGCCGACGGTACCGCTCTGCATGTCGGGGAGACCCTGCTGCTCGACAGCGAACGCATGCAAGTGATCGACATCGCGGGCAACGTGCTGACCGTCAAACGGGCCGTAGACGGCTCGGTGCTCGCTGCCCATACCAACTCCTCCATCTACGCCCCTCGGGCGCTCACCGTGACCCGTGGAGCCCTCGGAACCACCGCGGCGGCGCACGCCGACACGACAGCGCTCACCCGGTACGTTGTGCCCGCCGCGGTCGACGCGTGGGCTCGCGCGCTGGCCATCGACACATTGCTCCAGGAGTCGAGTGGGTACGCCCGGATGGTCGGCTCGGGCGACAACGAGCGCGAGGCATCCGGGCGCGCGCTCAAGATCGCCGCGCAGCGTGCGGAAGCGCAGTACGGCCGCGTCCGGCTGGCCGCGATATGAGCAACCCGAAGATCCAATACCGGGTGCGCGGACCGCTGTTCGACGGCCGGGCACGGCGCGCGCTGGCGATGTACGTCGAGGAAGTGAAGGCCGAGATCGCATTCCAGGGCCTGGCGGACGTGCATTTCGAGGCGGACCGGATGCTCAGGCACCCGACGCCGTACTGGGAGACGCAACTGCAGATCGAGCACGTTCGGCAGGACATCGTAGTCAACGATTCGGACGTGATCTACGGGCCGTGGCTGGAGGGCACCGGCTCGCGCAACAAGACGACCCGGTTCAAGGGCTACTGGATCTTCCGGCGGGTTACCCAAGCACTGCGTCGCAAGGCGCCGGCCATCGCGCAGCACGTGCTCGTGTTCGGCGGGACGTTGCGCCGGATGAACGGCGGGATCTGACGTGGACACCCAGGCGATCATCGACGCGGTGGCGAGCCATGCCATGCGCATCGGGGCGTTCGAGTCGGTCACCACGCACGAGCCCAAGGGTGCGTTCACAGCCGGCGGGCTGCGCGCCTCGATCTGGGCTGACGGCATCAAGCCGGTACCGCTCGCGTCCGGCCTGGCCGTGACCAGCGCACTCCTGACCCTGAACCTGCGTATCTATCTGGGCATGGTCACCGAACCTCAGGAGTCGATCGATCCCGAGATCGTCAAGGTCGTGGACACGCTGATCGGCGTGTACTCCGGCGACTTCACCCTGGGTGGGCTGATCCGTAACGTCGACCTGCTCGGCGCGTACGGCGCAGCGCTGGAGGCGCGCGCCGGCTATCTGATCCTCGGTAGTCCCAGCACCATGTACCGGGTGATCACCATCGTTCTCCCTCTCGTGATCAACGACGCGTGGACCCAGGCGGAGTGAGGCCATGACCAAACAGACCGGGCTCGGTGACAACTGCTACGTAGGCGGGTACGACGTATCCGGCGACACGCAGTCCCTGCAGCGCATCGGGGGCGGACCGGCCGCGCTCGACCTGACTGCGATCGACAAGTCCGCGTACGAGCGGCTCGGCGGGCTGCGCGACGGCGGGATCGACTGGACGAGCTACTTCGACAAGGCCGCGACAGCCTCGCACATCGCCTACCGGGCGTTGCCCACTGTGGACACTCAGGTCATGTACCTTCGTGGGACCACGCTCGGCAAACCGGCCGCGGCGCTGGTCGGCAAACAGGTCAACTACGACGGCAACCGCCAGACGGACGGCTCGCTGTTGTTCACCCTGCAGGCCCTGGCCAACGGCAAGGGCCTGGAATGGGGCGTCAACATGACGGCCGGTAAGCGCACGGACGGCGCCGCGGCCAACGGTACCGGGGTCGATTTCGCGGCGAGCACGGCGTTCGGCCTGCAGGCGTACCTCCAGGTCTTCGCGTTCACTGGCACCTCGGTCACGGTCAAGATCCAGGAGAGCAGTGACAATGCGGTCGGTGACCCGTACGCGGACGTGGTCGGCGCCTCGTTCACCGCGGTTACCGCGGCTCCGGCGTTCGAGCGCGTGCAGACCGCCCGCGGGCTGACCGTCGAGCGCTGGCTCCGGGTGGTCACGACCGGCGTGTTCAGCAATGCCGTATTCGCCGTGGTGGTCGTCAAGAACGATGTTTCCGTGACGTTCGAATCCTGAGGAGGAGAGAGAGGGATGCAACCGATCAATCGGGTACAGCCGGTGCTGCCGATCACCGCGATGATGACTTACCAGATCCTGGCACCGGTCGAGACGCACTGGCGGCAGGTACCGTGCACCGCGGATAACTGCCCGAACCATGTGCACGGCTGGCGCTCCTATGTCGATGAGTCGACCGACATCGGCCGGCGTCAGGCGTACGCCATCCGGCATCAGCTCGGCCGTGGGTTCCTGGAGGAGCGGAACGAGCACGGGATCACCGAGTTCACGTTCCCGGCCGGACAGCAGTGTTTCGACGTGCACCGGGAGCGGGTCGAGCGGCCGGAGCACTTCCTGGTGCGAGCTGGCGACCACCGCTCGTCGCTGGAGGTCATCCGTCGGCACGCCAGCGCGGACGACTGGGTGGACGACTTCGCCAATCATCAGATCGAGATCGCAGAGAGGGTGAACCGTGGCTAAGGCTGTGAGCTCGGTTCATCACCGATGCATTGGTGCGCGCTGGGCTGATCCAGCCGAACGAAGTCAACGAGATAATGCGAGTCGTGATCGACATTCGAGCCGGCGACATGCCGATTATGTACGTCCAAAGAGATTGTGACTCGTTTGGGTTGGCGGTAGCGCTCGGCGAGGACGGTATTCGGATCGAACGAAGGGACAGACCCGATGGCTAAGGAACCCGGGCTCGGCTGGACGACGCTGAGCGTCGATGACAGCGCCGGATCAGCAAAAGCAATCAAGAACGACGTGACGAACTTCCAGTTCGCCACACCGCGGGGTGTCCAGGACGTGACCGGTGTGGACAAGTCGGCCATCGAGCGGCTACTCCTGCTGGCCGATTTCTCGATCACTCTCAACGGGGTATACAACGACGCGGCCGACTTCTCACACGCGGTCTTCAAGACGGTACCGAGTACGTCAGTGCTGCGTACCGTCTCGCTGGCCGTGAGCGGTCAGACCCTGAACAACGAATGCTTGTTCACTGACTACGCGCTGACCCGCGCGGCATCCGGTGAGCTGACCTGGACTGCGCCCGGCGTGCTCGCCGACGGCACCGTACCGACCTGGAGCTGAGCTATGGGCTACGTGCGTGACCGGATCTACCGGCTGAAGTTCACCGATGACGAGTACTGCTCGCCGGAGACCGGTGACCCGCTGGAGGTTCGCGTCCGGCCCATGTCGATCGGCGTGCTCGATATGGTGGGCGAGCTGACCGAGCTGCGTGAGCGCAAGCTCACCGCGGCCGACATAAAGAGGATCTTCGAACTGTTCGAGCTGTTCGCCGAGCACCTGGTGAGTTGGAACCTGGAGACCGCCAAGCTCGACGAACGCGGCGAGCCCATCGAGGGTGAGACCGTACCGGTGCCGGCCACTGTGGACGGTGTACGGGCGCAGGATCTGGACTTCGGACTTACGCTCATGTTCGCCTGGCTGGACGCGGTGACCGGGGTGCCCGCCCCTTTAGCCGCGCCCTCCAGCTCTGGCGCCTCGTACCCGGCGGTATCGATTCCGATGGAAACGTTGTCACCAAACCCCGAGAGCTAGAGACCGCCGAGCTACTGCTCGGGATTATGGAGCGGTTCGGGTACGCCAGCCTGGCCGCGGTCCGCGCCGAATCGGCCGAGCTGCTCCAGCTACTGAAGATCGAGGCGTTGGGAAGGCCGGAAGCCGATGGCCAATGAGGTGGAGATCGTCGTCACGAGCCGGGACATGTCCGGCCCGGGGATGGCCTCTGCCCAGCAGAAGGCGACGGGACTCGGCTCGGCGTTCGGCAAGCTCGGCGAGCTGGCCCGGATAGCCGGCGGGTTCATCGTGGCGAACCTGGTCACCCAGGGGATCGGCAAGCTGGTCAGCGCGTTCGACACCGCCATCACCGCGGCCAGCGACCTGGGTGAGTCGGTCAACGCGGTGAACCAGATCTTCGACGAGGCGGCGCCGGCCGTCATCGCCTGGGGTGAGGCGAACGCGAACGCGCTCGGGCTGAGCCGCCGCGCGTTCCAGCAGTTGGCTACGCCACTGGGCGCCATGCTCAAGAACAGCGGACTGTCCATGAAGGACGTGGAGAAGAACACGATTGCGCTGACCGAGCGCGCGGCTGACATGGCCTCCGTGTTCAACACCGACGTGTCCGACGCGCTGGAGGCGATCCAGGCCGGCTTGCGCGGGGAGTCCGACCCGCTGGAACGGTACGGCGTCGGGCTCAATGCGGCCAAGGTGGAGGCGCAGGCCCTGGCGGACACCCACAAGAAGTCCGCGGCTCAGCTCACTGACCAGGAGAAGCAACTCGCCCGACTGAAGATCATCTTCCAGCAGACCAACGACGTGGCCGGCGACTTCCGGAACACGTCGGACGGGTATGCCAACTCGGCCCGGATCGCCGCGGCCAAGACGGAGGAGCTGAACGCGAAGATCGGTGAGCGGCTGATGCCGATCGCGCAGAAGATGACCCAGGTGAAGCTCGCGCTCGTCGAGGCGATCTCGGACAAGCTGTTGCCGGCGCTGGACAAGGCCGCGGTGAAGATGGAGCCGTTGCGCCGGGCCATCGCCGATCACGTGGTGCCGGCGCTGATGCGGCTCTGGCAGTGGACCCAGGAGAAGGTGTTGCCGGTCATTGCGAAACTGGTCGACGAGTATGTCGCCCGCGGGGTCGAAGCCTTCCATGACCTGCAGGGTGTGATCAAAGACAACGAAGTGGAGCTTCGCCAGCTCGGTGAGTGGCTGGGGAAGATCGCGAACTTCATCATCGAGAAGGTGGTTCCGGTGGTCGGGCCGGTGCTGGCCAACGGCTTTAAGGTCGCGATCAACCAGATCAGTTTCATGATCACCATAGTCGGTACGGTCATCCGGGTGTGGAACGGAGCGGTCGACTTCTTCAAGAAACTGCCCGGCCGGATCAGCGCCGCGGCAAGCGGCATGTGGGATGGCATCAAGGCCGCGTTTCGCGGCGCGATCAACTGGATCGTGGATCGTTGGAACGGCCTGGAGTTCCGGGTACCGGGATTCTCGGCGTTCGGGTTCTCGGTGCCTGGCGTCACGCTCGGCCTGCCGGACATTCCGCGGCTCGCCCACGGCGGTATCCGGGGTGGTTGGGCGATGCTCGGCGAGCGCGGCGCGGAGCTGGTGCGGCTACCCCAGGGCTCGCAGGTCTACAGTGCCGCGCAGTCCCGCGGCATGGCCGAGCTCGGCGGAAGCCGGGCGCTGGATGTGACCGCGTCGTGGGCCGGTGGCGGAGGACCGGCCGGCGACCTGGGGGCGGCACTGCTGAAGATGATGCGGCTCGTCATCCGTGAGCGCGGCGGGGACGTGGTCGCGGTGCTCGGCCCGGCGGGCTGAGTCATGGCTGATCCGGTTGTCGAAGAGTATCTAGCCGGCGTCGCGCTCGGCGCGGATGTCACGCTGGTGACTGGTGCCGGTACGCAGGTTGGTTGGGTGCTGCTCGCGGTCCAGGGGTGGGATTACTCACCAGGACATGAGATGAAGCCGCCCACCGGTACGGCTGGTGACTGGAAGCGAGTCGGATACTTCACCCTGGGAGAGAACGGTGCGGTATCGTTCTCTGCCGCTGTGGGGTTTCGTTACAGTCTATGGACCCGCACGGTCACCTCCGGCGGGGCGCAGACCGTCACCATGCGACGCGACAACAATGCTCAGACAGATAATCACTGTCGACTCTATGTGTTGTCCGGGGTACGCGCCTACACCCCAATTCGGTTTCGGGGGTCGGGCGTCAACAGCACGCTTGACGAACTGTACAGTACCAGCCATGTAGCCGGTCAGACATACGCACCCGACGATGATGCACTGCTGATCGCCATCTGGCTGTCCGGTGACAATGGGGTCGGTTCGTCGAACCTCACCCTGCCGGCCAGCTTGACCATTCAGGCCGAGTTGGATGGTTTCTTCTCCACCTCACGTTCGGGCTATGTCGCGCTGGCCGCGGCCGGACCGACCGGCGAGCTGACCGCGACCGACTCGTTCAACAACGGATATTGCGCTCTACAGATTGTAGTTTCCGGCTCTCAGGGCGCGGTGACATTCCCGAGTACGGCCATGGGATTCCGTGTCGAGCTGGCGCTCGGTGCCGATCTGACCGACCATCCGGACGACTGGACCTGGACGGACATCACCGATTACGTCTTCTGGCGTGATGGAATCACGACCACGGTTGGTCGGGCGGACGAGTCGAGCCGGATCGAACCGGGATCGTGCGCACTCACCCTCGACAACATCATCTCCAGTGTCCAGGGTGGACGGTTCAGCTCGCGCAATCCGCTGTCTCCCTACTTTGGACAGTTGCGGGTCAATACTCCGATCCGGATATGGATCGACCCCGGGTCGGGGTTTACCGAGCGCTTCAGCGGGTTCGTGCCGAGCTGGCCGCCGCGCTGGTCGACAGGGGCTGACCGGTACGTCCGGATCAACGCCAAGGGGATTCTCTACCTACTTGGTCAAGGCACACCGCCTGAGCATTCGTCGATCTGGCGTCGGACGATGGCGCAGCGAAACCTTGGACTGCTCGGCTACTGGTCGCTGGAGGATGAGGCGGGCGCCGTCGCGGCACTGAGCGCGTTACCGGGCGGCTCGCCCCTCGATGTAGTGGGTGATGTCGTTTTTGCCGATACTGACATCGACTTCGGAGGTGACATCACCGTCTATCCCGCGGACACGTTCGGTACCAAGGCTCTGCCCAGCTTCAATACCGGTGGTCAACTGTTCGGCAGTGTGCCTCGTGGTTCATCCTCGCCGATAGAGTGGACATTTGTCATATACACCGTGTCGTCCGCCACTGGACCCGGTGAGACCGTGCATATCGCTGAATGGGAGACCCCAGGCGGCTCGTTCGTGAAATGGCGCCTTCAGGAGACAACCGCCCCGCTGACCGAGCTCGTCGGGTTCGACGCGGCCGGCACTGCCACCACACTACTGTCTGTGGCGAGGTCTTCGCTCGATCTCTACCCCTGGGTTATCACTGCCCGGCAAGGTGGGGCCAACGTCGTCACATCGTTCTACCTGGGTTCTCCCGTGGTGCTCGATACCGATAGCCGAGCAGGAACGCTGGCCTACGTCTCGTCGTTCGTGCTGAACCCCCGGGCCAATTCGACAACGGCTCCTTGGCACATGGGACATGTGCAGTTCTGGGATATAGGACTTGATGACCCATCTCGATTCAGTTCGGTTATTCCGAGTAATTACTTCGATGATTACAGCTATTTGATCTTTTCGATACTAGGCGTCAAGGAAGAGGCTGCCCACCTACGGCTGGCCCGATTGTGCGCCGAGGACGGGATCGAGCTGACCACGGTCCCCGTAGATACGCCATATGCCATCCGGATGGATAGCCAGCGATCCGGTACCCAGCTTGCCCTGTACCGAGAGTGCGAGGCAACCGACGCCGGGGTGTTGTACGAGCAGGGGTTCGGGCTCGGCTACCTGCCGCGTGTCAGTCGGTACAACCCGCCCGTCAGCCTGGCCGCGGACTACGCGCAGGGTCATCTCTGGCAGTCACCCGAGCCGGTCGACGATGACCAGCGGTTGCGCAACCGGGCCAGCGTTGCGCGGGCGTTCGGTAGCGCTGGCGTCTGGGAGAAGTCGGACGGACCGTCCGGTGTAGACACTGTCGGGCTGTACGAGACGGGCGGCTCGCTGACCCTGAACATCGATCCACGAGAAAACCTCGTGGATCGAGCCGCGCTGGAGGTGGCGCAGGGCACTCCGCCGGAGTACCGGTACCCGGTGATCTCGGTCAACCTGGGCCGGCCGGACGCGGTCGAGCTAATCCCGGACTGGCTGAACATGCCCACCCAGGGTGGCCGGATGACGATCGCCAACCCGCCGGACGACGTACCGCCGGAGACCATCGACCTGATTCGCGAGGGGTACACCGAGTTCGTCACCAGTAAGCAATGGGAGGTTTGGGCGAACTGTTCGCCTGCTTCTCCCTGGCTCATGTGGACGGTCGAGGGCTCGGCGAACACGGGCCGGCTCGACACGGCCGGCTCGGTGGTCGCGGTCGACACACTGTCCAGCTCGACCACGCTGCCGGTCCGGCGCAGCGACCGGATTCTGAAAAAGTGGTCCACGTCGGTGACCGGGTACGACATCGAGGTCACGCCGGCCGGTTACACCGCGGGCGAACGAATGACCGTGACCGCGGTCGCGGATGTCACCCCGAGCTTCGTCGCAGCCGGCGCCGCGGCGCACGCGGTCAACGCCAGCGTGACTCCGGCGCTACCCAACCATGCCGCCCGGGACGCGCTCTACGTGCTTGCGGCCATCCGCAACAGCGGTGCCGGCGTGCCGGCGACCGCGAGCGCCGGCTGGGAACGACTCGCAGTTTTCCCGACCGACTCCAACGTCCAGCTCTTCGGGAAGATCGCCGAGTCCGCGGCGGAGACCGATCCCACGATCACATTCTCCGGCGGGGTGGCCAACGCCGACACCAGCGCGCAGGCGTTCCGCGCCCGGGGGACCACGCTCGACATCATCGCTGCCGCGGCTCAGCTCAACGGCTCGGCGCAGGACATCGCTTACCCAGCGCTCACCCTGCCCGATGATCTGATCAACTGGAACCAGGTCTTCGTGCTGTTCCTGGGCTGGAAAGCCGACGACTGGACCAGCGTGGCGACCCTCGCGGGTTCGGTCGAGATCGGCGAACCGGATACGACAACCGGCGATGACCAGGGAATCGTCTGGGATCGGCTGAGCGTGGGAGTCGCGGTCAACATCGCGTCCGGCTCGTTCGTCGTGACCGGCGGGGCGAACGCGATCAGTCGTGGTGCCGTCGTGGCCTTCTATGTCGTCGAGCAGAACCTGACCATTACCCGGTCGGTCAACGGCGCCGCGCTGGCGCTCGCACCCGGCGACGACGTACGGCTCTGGCGACCCAACCATCTAGCGCTGTGAGGAACCCATGGCTCGTGCAGTCGATTTCGTAGCGGCGCAGATACCGACCGCCGATCAGCTCGATGTGCTGGTCGACTACTTCGCCCACCTGACCTCGCCGCTCACGGACATCGTCAGCAACACGACCCTGGCTGACGTGACCGGCCTGTCGCTCGACCTGCCGACCGGCTACACCTTCCGGTTCGAGTGTGGACTGTTCGCGGCCAGCGCCAGCAACACCCCGGACATGGACAGCAAAATGGCTTACAGCGGCAGTACGTCCCTGTACCGGGAATGGTTCGAGGGACCGTTGGCCGCGATCACTGCGGTACCGAACACGATCACCATGTTGGGTACCGCCACCACGCCGACCGAGGTCACGTCGGGTGTCACCTCGACCGAGAGCCTGACCCTCATCCGTGGTCACTTCACCACCACGACGGCCGGCACGCTGAAGGTCCAGGCCGCTCAAAACGTCAGCAACGCGACCGCGCTGAGCATCAAGGCGGGATCGTATCTGTGGGCGCGAATCGTGGCGTAGGCTGCGCGCATGGTCACCATCGTCACGCGTCCACAGTGGGATGCCCGCTCGCCGAGCAGCGCGGTCGACCTGGCCAAGTGGAGCCAGCGGACCGGGTTCGTCGTGCACTACTCGGCCGCGAACAAGGATCAGACCGTACGGTCGATCCAGAACTTCCACATGGACAGCAACGGCTGGCGGGACATCGGATACAACTGGCTGGTCACTGTGGACGGTCGGGTCTGGGAAGGCCGTCAACATACCTGGGACGCGATCGGCGCACACGTGCAAGATCACAATACCGAGAACATCGGGTGCTGCATGATCGGCACCGATGCGGACGTGACCGACGAGGCGAAGCGCTCGATCCGGTGGCTCTACGACGAGGCCTGCCGGCTGGCCGGGCGTACGTTGGCGAAGCGGTACCACTCGCAGTACGCGAGCACGAGCTGCCCAGGGAACAACCTGCGCGCCTGGGTACAGGCCGGCATGCCGATATCGACAACGGAAGGCGGCAACGACATGGAGCAGACCGAGAGACTGATCAACGACACCGGGTCACCCAACCGGACCGTGGGCAACGTGCTGGCCGACATCGAGAACCTCCGCAACTGGGCTGTGTCCGAGCCCGGCGCCGGCTCGCTCGGCGTACCGATCGCCGGCTCGGTCGGGGACCTGCTGCTGCAGGCGGCGCAGGCGGTGCTGGACGGCTCGCTCGTCGTCGACCCGGCCGCGGTCGCCGCGGCGCTCGCGGCGGACGAGGCATGGACCCAGGGCCTGGCCGATCGGATCGCCGAGCAGGTCAGCCAGCGGCCGATGAGCGTCGGGCTGAGTGTGAGTCTGACCGGATCGGCGAGCGGGCAAGCGACACCGATCGAGTAGCTTTTGGGGCATGCCCCCCGAATTGGTCGCCTGGCTGCCGGTCCTCAACCTCGGCGCCATGGGCGCGCTGTTCTGGCTGGTCGGCACCGGCCGACTGGTCCCGCGGGCGACCGTCGAGCGGGATGTCCGTGCACCACTGCAGGCGCTGGCGGAGGATCGACGGATGGCGTACGAGACCGAACGAGCTCGGGCCGATCTGCTCGCCGCGCAACTGGCCAGGTTTCTGCGCCTGGCCGACCGGGCAGAAGAGACCAGATCATGACCTGGCGCTGGCCGTGGTCGCACGGCAACGGGCGGGCGCGGGAGATCGAGCGGGCGCGGGAGGACGCGACGATCGAACGGGCCGCAGCGGAGCGCCGGCTGAACGAGGCGAGGCTGCGAGCCCGGGCGGCCGATCGTAGCCTGGATCGGTTCGCGACCTGGATCACGGATGCCCTGGAGGGACGATGAGCGCGGTACGGGTGGTCGAGCTGGCGCTGTTCGTGGTCGCGCTCGCCGCGCTGGCGACGTTCGTCGTGGTGTACGCGCGGCGGAGTTGGTACCGCAGTTCGACCGGCCGGGCCGTCATGGCGATGAACGCCGGCTGGTTGCTCTTCGCGGCGGCGCTGGCCGGCTCGGGCTGGGTCGAGCTGCCCGCGGCGGTCTGGATCCTGATTCTCGGCGTGCTCGACGTGACGCTCTGGGGGCAGGTCGTGCTGTTGCTCAGAGCAGGTCGTGCGGGCACTGTACGCTCCGCTGACGGACGAAAGGAGTAGACCGTGGACCAGTACCGCAAGTTCATCGCCGCGCTCGTGACGGCCGGTGTGTCTGCCGCGCTGCAGTTCCTGCCGCTGAGCGACACGTGGCGGGGCATCCTGTTGGTGATCGGCGCCATCGCGACCGCGGCGAGCGTGTGGGCGGTGCCGAACGCGCCGACCGCCGAGCAACGCGAAGAGATCCTGGCCAGCGTCCGACCGCCGACTCAGCGGCAGTTCCCCACCCGATAAACCTTGCCGGATCCTGGTAGGATTCGGTGAACACCTACCCCCGATCGGAAGGGAAGTCATGAGCGACGAGTACGAGACCGGCGTGCCACCGTTGACCGAAGCTGAGTACGTCGAGGACGTTACTCCAGAGAACGATCCGGACGCGGTTGCCGAGGCTGAGCTCACGGCGGAAGCCGAAGCGCTCGAAGCGGCGAACGAGGCTGCGCAGGACGAGTCCGAGAGCGACGACGCGCCGGATCCGAACCTGGGCGAGTAGATCTTTTCTCTCCTCCAAAGAGAAAGCAACAGATCCCTGCCGGACACTTGGCGGCAGGGATCTGTTGTCTGTCTATGTAGACTTTCAAATACAGGAAAAGGCCCGGCTCGCGAGAGGCATTCCAAAGTCTACATAGGTGGACTTTCAAATCCTCTTCGCGAGCCGGGCCTTTTCCTGTATTTGAAAGTCAGAGCGACGGTTCGCCAGCGTGCACCCGGGCGAACGGATCGGTCGTGGGCAGGGCTGCCGCCGTGGGTGGGGTGGGCGCGTCCAGCTCGACGGAGCTCGGCGGGGTTACGGGCTTCGGCGGGCGACCGCGGCGTCGGCCGCCCCCGTTGACGACCGGCTCGGGTACTGGCGGGAAGCCCGCGGCGGTCAGGGTGGCGTTCAGCCGGTTGGCCAGCTCACCGACCATGCCCTTGATGCCAGCGCCGACCATGCCGGGCTCGCCGGTTACTTGGGCGATCAGCACGGGTGGGCTGTCGTCGTCGAGCTTCTCCAGCGTCCAGCGGTACAACTCGGTCATACGTTATTCTCCAATTCGGACAGTTGAGTTACCTTGACCCATGCGCCGGTCCATCCGTCGATGGCACGACGTTTGGTGTGTAGGTATTCGGAGCCGGTGATGATCGGCCATGTCTCGGGTCTACCGGCATACACCTTGTAGAGTCGATCACAGCCGACCCACAGTGCATCGTCCGCCCATACGCCGGCCCGGGTGAGTGCGTCGGCCACGCCACGCGCCAGCTTGTCGAGGTCCGGCGGCTTGGCCGGGTAGTCGTCCAGCCAGGGCGTGTCCGGGCTCTGGTGCTCGGCCCGGTCGAGCGAGAACACCAGATCGAGCACGCAGGGCATGGTGGCGGTTCGCCACTTCGCGGCGATGCGCGCCCGTTGCGCGGCCAGGATAACCGCGTCCATCCAGGCGGGCAGGTAGCGCGACTGTTCGTAGAACTGGCCCGCTCCGCCGTGCTGTTTCGAGCCCTTGGGCGCCGGTCGGCCGTACGTGACGAACTCCAGCGCGCTCACTTCGGATCCAGCTCCCTGGGGTGCTCGCCGTACCAGTGCATGGCCGCGACGAGCGCGGCCCGGTGCTTGCGGTGGTCCTGGCGCTTGAACGTACGGGTGATCTCGCTGCGCAACTCGGACGGCAGCCGGTACCAGTCGGTCGGGCAGGCCAACTTGTCGCGGTGCACCCGCTCGCCGCAGCCCCCGGGGCATTCGTGGGTGCCCTCGCGGCTCACCGCGCGTACTCCAGCTCGGCGCTGGCCGCGTGGACGGTCCGCCAGGCGGACGTGTCGAACGTCAGCCAGGACGGGTCGACCTGAGGCATTTGCTCGGCGAGGGTGTCGAACAGCACGGCTGGCGGGCTCTCCGGCGTGAATCCGTCGATGATCCGGTTCAGGATCAGGTTCGCGTCGAATCCACGTTCGACCGCGCTCCATCCGGCCGGGTCGGGCGCCTGCTCGGCCGCGGTGTGCAGCTCGACCGCGTATGCCTCGTCGGCGCCGTCGTGCTCGAATGCCCAGCGTGTCCGACGACTGATGAGCCCCAGGGCCTGATCGACCAGCAGAAGCGCCCCGCCGAGCACGAGCATGCAGCCGACGAGAATCAACACCGGCCCACGAGCGGCCAGCGAGGGAACCGCGAACGTCATCGTCTACTCTCCTCCAACGGTGCCAGGTCCCGCCCGAGCCTTGTTCGGCGAGTCGAGCGGGACCGACACGGCCTATTCCTTCAGCTCACGCCTGGCCTTCAGCTCACGTGCCACCAAGCGAATGTGATCGTGAACACGGCTCACCCGCCGAACGGGTCGCGCGGGTTGGCGCGCAGCCAGGCACGAGCCAGTGCCATTTCTTCGTCGGTCGGCTTGTCGATCAGCCAGGAACCCTGCGGCTGATTCTTCGGATCGTCCTGGAACAGCCGGCCGAGCACCATGGTGATCGAGCCGGGCGGCAGGGTCACGCCGGCACGCTGGCGCTCGACGTTGGCCATGGCGACCGAGGTCTGGCTGATCAGGCCCACGTTACTGATCCACATGCCCTGAATGAACCAGGGCACCGTAGCCGACTTGTCGTGCGGCCGGCGCTGGCTGGTCTGCAGGGCTTCCGGCGAGCCGCCGTACGCGACCGGCTCGGCCGGCGCGAGCACGACAATATCCGCAGTTAGCCGGTCCTGGACGACGGGCTGGCCGTTGTTGTCCTTCAGGGTGCGGGAGATCAGCCCGCGCTGGATCTTCTGCGGGATGATCAACAGGGTGCGGCCCTCCAGGTCGCGGATGCGCGGCCGGCTGGCCTGGGGTGCCGGTCCGCCGAATGGGTCGTCCGCCCCGCTGTGCGGGGCGCTGGTGGCTGGGGGCGGGCTGGCCGGTACTGCCGGGTACCCCTGGGGCGCCGGGGGCGCGTAGGCCGGCTGAGCGGGCGCGGGCGGTGCTGCTACCTGCTGTCCGAACGGGTTGGTCATCTCTCGATCCTCGTTTCTCGGTGCTCTGGATTCGGGTAGGTGCTGCCGGTGGAGTAGGCGCGTAGCGTCGCCTCGTTCTTGGGCTCCAGCCAGACTGCCATTCTCAGCGTCCCGGAGGGCGCATCACCCAGCTCTGGCCTGCCAGCACGTTTAGGAGATCTGCCCTGATACCTGGCTGGAGTCTCCACCAGCAGCACGTCTCGGATCCTACCAGGATTTTGGTAGGGGGGGGTACGTCTTGCGCGGGTCGGGCGTGTGGCGCTCGGCCGCGAGCCGAGCCTGGATCACTGACAGCGACTGCTCACCATCGGCCACGAAGATCTGATCCTGCCGGCGGTGCCGGCCGGCGCCCTGGTCGGGACTGCCAGTACCCGCTGCCTTTCGGCGCGTTGTGCTTGCCCATACGCTCTCCTCCTGCTCGTCGCGGTGCCCCCGGGTCGGGGCGCGCGGTCAGCGGGTGGGCGGGAGTCGAACCCGCCTCCACCATCACCCTCTTTTGCGGCCGGCCAGCCAGGCGTGCACGGTCTCGGGGTACCACACCGGCCGGTCCTCCAGGTCGTACCCGTCCTCGGCCGGCGCCTGCCCGCGGCTGACGTAGCCGGTCCATGTCTTGGTGCCGACGCCGGCCGCGGCGGCACACTGCCAGTTGTGCCACATTTCCCGGCCGGCCGTGTCGTACGTCGCAGCGATCCGGGCGGTCACCGGAACGC